CATACCAAACATCTATAGTTTTAGACATTTTTTTAAAATTACCTTCCTCCATCATTTCTGGAGTTGGATTAAATGTATCTTCTTTTTCTATGACTTTTTCAGCTCCTGATGCATTAACTTTTTTCTTATAAGTAAATGTGTTAGTTGTTTTATAATTAAAAAATAAAACTGTAGCACTATCTTTACTAAACAAACTATTATTATAATACTGAGCTGTATTATTGTAATCATACCAGCTTTGACTATACTTAGATATTTCATCCATATCAGCTCTAGTTAAGCTTGTATCTATTTTTTTTAATTCTGTAATTGGAAGCGTTTTAATTTCACCCCAATAAAAACAATCTTGAAAATGAGGATCTTCTGTATAACTGTAAACTACATTAGCAGGATCTACATAGTCAATAGATATTCCTGACCCTGGTTTAAATGTGTTTTTACACATACTTACTCCTAAAACAGTTTGATCGTAATACAATTGTTTTTGAATTTCATAATATCTGTTTTCTGCTAAAACAGTATTAATTGCTTCTTCTGAAGCTATTTCAATTGAAGGCTTGTATTTTAGTTGCATATGCAATGCTAACTCTTCTGATGTGTTTGGAACATCTTCTTCTGAAGTAGCAAAAGTATTTATTCCTGTTTGCTGTTGTACCTGTTGCATAACAGGTTTTGCTAACATATCTTTTTCTAATTGAACTTGGTATTCACTTCTTTTGTCTAAAGACATTCCATCTTGAGCATAAGCATTTATTTTAAATACTCGATCAGCCATTCCATTAACAACAATATCAACAAATTTAGGTATAATAGGGACTGGTGTCCAATCTAAATTTAAATAACTTAAGTCTCCATCAATTGCAAGTTCATTTTTGTATTTTGCAATTGACTGCTCTCCACGAGCATATAATCTCAACCTATGGAAATCTGCCCATTGGTTATAGAACCTACTTTGTCCACCATCTTTCCTGAACCATTCATATTGAATAGCTTGCCCTATTTGTAATCCAAACTCAAAAGATTTCTTTTCATTGTCTGAAACAAATTGACTAGGGAATCCTGTGGCATTTAACGTGATTTTTACATCCTCCATTTATTGTATAATTTGACTATAACTTCCCTTGTTGTCGTATCTTGCAAAGTTAAGTTTTATTTTTGATTTCTTTTTAATGGGCTGATACAGGTTCTTTTGTGTAGCCATTATAGCTAAACCAGAACTTATTGATGCATCAAACTTTGTTCTGTTGTTAATATCAAACCTAGCCCAGTCTTCTAAAGTCCTAATAAAATACATAGAACCTATTAAATCAGAGTCTCTAAAAGCTCCTGACAAATCAAACCCTACATGCTTTTCTATATACGACTCAATAGCTGCTGCATGTGCTTGTTTTATGTCTTCGGAACTATTAGGCATACCTCCTAATTCTTTTTCTGTTTTTGAAAGTTTAGTGTATATTTTGTCAGGACGATTCATTGAAAAACCTCTATATCCTCTATTTTTAAAATGATATAACAAACGAGGTTTATTGTTTTCAATAAGTATAGGCATACCATAAAACACACAAGCCATTAATACATCTTCAAAAAATATTTCTGCAGTTTGCGGTCTTGCAATATATTCTAAAAAAAACTCACTTGATGGGCCTTCATCCATATGAAATTTTGTCATTCCATGCAATGCTCCATTTGAACCCCCTCCTCCAACAGTACCTGATATATCATAACTATCACAGCCAAATGCTCCCATATGTTCATTACTAGGATATTTTATTCCATTTTTAAAATAATATTTATTCTGTAATTGTTTATTAGGTGTCCATGTTACATAAAATCTACCTCTATCGTTTGGGGAAAAAATAACTTCTGTATCTTGTATTCCATTTTTCCAAGAAAAAGAACCTCTAGTCACAAATCTATCTTTAATTAAAGAATCATTGTAATCTATTTGTTGATATAGTTTTTGTAAATTAAACAAAGACTGTTTGCTTTCATCTCTAAAAGCATGTGACTCTGTTCTTGGAAACTGTCTATAATATTCGTTTAATCCGTCAGGGTCTGACTTAAGACCTTCAACTTCATTATCCCAATGATTAATAACTCCTTGATCTATTATTTCACCTAAAGGCCCTTCAACCTCATTAATAGGTTCTTCAAATACAGGGTGTCCATAAACATCTATAAAGCCTTCGTAATTCCATTCCATTGGGATAAAAAGTGAATATAGTCCACTTTTAGTTTGACCATTCTTATTTCTTTTTATAACATTTGAATCTGCAAATAATTTTTTAAAATTACCACCACCTTTTTCAAGTGAATTAGATGTACTGCCCATCATACATTTCCCAATAATTCTAGAACCTAATCTAAGACAGGTTTTTGTAACCCTCCAATTGTTTAGTATGTTATCTGGTCTTTCCCATTTTCCGCTTTCATCATGAGCTAATATTTTTAGTTTTTCACCATCGTAGGAGTTGTCCCCTGTGTTTTTCCAGTCAATGGTGGTATCAAGGCCTTCCAATTCTGAGGCGGTTTGATTGGTGTCAAGTTTCTTTCTGGTGAGTTTGGAGGCTGGGACTCTATAGGCAAGTTCGGTTTTCGGTCTGTCCATACCGTCCTGGATGGGTTTGAAAAAGAAGGGATAGTTGAGCGATATCGGTACGACCTTGTCGGTAAACATCTTCTTAGCATCTGACCCAGTTTTTGACAATATTCCGTAACGTGAGTCACGTGAGGTGGTAGCTGAATGCACGAGTTCTGATGAGGACATAAATGAAAAGCCTGATCGTCTGTTCTTAAGATAACACATCCCATATGATCTTGCATCTGCCTTACAAGCTTCCCAGAATATATAGAATAATCTATTTGATTCTCTAAAGTTTGGCTGCCCAACATCAATCTTCGTCCAGCACAAGTACATGTAGTGAGAACCAGTAATATAAGTAGAAACACCTTTGTTATTAAACCAAAAACCTTTTTCTCTTCTTTCAAATTCTGTGTCAATATAGTCATACCATTTTTCTTTAAAATTATCAGGATATTTTTCCCATTCAAATACATTTTTAATTCTACTTAATTCTTTAGGAAAATTTAATTTATCCCAATAATCTTTTTCAAAATTATAAACATTTTGTTTTTTAGGCAAAGCTATTTTTAAATTTTGTATTTCATATACTTCATCAATAGTGCCGTCTTTAGAAATAATAATTATGTCAAATTCTTTATTATATCCATACTCCCATTTCTTATATTTATTATAAGACTTTAATACCTTTTCAGGTATAATGTTATCTAGTATTTTATATAAAGTTTGTTTGTACATTATTTTGATCTTCCTTCAGCAAACCCTTTAAATAAGGAGGCTTTAGTATCTATATTATTTTTATCAATCATACTGTTTTCTTCTTCAATTTTTGTCAGTATTTCAAAAGCATCAAATATTGCTAATTTCTTAGAAGCTGCTGCATTTTTTAATCTATCTGCTGCTATATCAGGAGCTAATCCATCTAACTCTTTTTTTAAAATACCTTCATTAGCAACTTTAATAAGTTCTTTTACAGCTTTTTTACCTGCCTTTATTATTTCTAATTTTAACTCAGTATTATTCATAAAACCATTGTTACATTAGTGTCAAAAATTCTATATAATTTTTCTCCATCAACTATAAACTCATATTCACTATTTGGTTGAAAAGAAACTTTATCACCTTTATTAATACCTTTACTAATTAAGTATTCATTAGGATACTTAACTAAGCCCATTAATGGTTCTTCTTCTTCGTGACTTTTAATATAATGATTGTTATTTTTTTTTATAGGTTGTATCATACAGTATTTAGAATGACATTTCCATTCTTCCTCCTGTTTATACATAAAAAATTGATCGTAATCAATAAAAAACAAGTTGTCTTTAAAAAAGCTTTTTCCGCTTCTTTCTTTACCTTTCATGTCATTATAATATTTAAAAACATTATGATGTACTAAAAGTGTGTCTCCTATTTTAATAGGGCCAGGATAGTTAATAGGTGTCTCAACAACTATTCCATATCTATTTGACGAGGTATGATCTTCTTTAGATGTACTTGTTATAAAGTTAACATTTCCAATCTTCTTAGTGTTATCATACCTTTTATTGTTGCTTGGTTTTACAATAAAAGAAAAAGGTGATTTCATTCAAAATTTATATTATATTCAATTGATACTGGCATATTAGAATTAAATTCTTTCCAAAGGAAAACTTCCCCTGTTTTGTTTTCAATCCATATTTTTATAGAATTATTTTCTTCAATATGCTTTATCAAATGTATACAATAATTTCCATTTAAAATCTCTTGATTCATAATGTAATGCATAGCACTAGATTTATAGTCTGCTCCGACTGATATTTTTCTTATATCCATTCTATTAAATTTTTACTTTAAAAATCAGATGTTTATTAATAATGGATCTTTTTTGTAAAGTCTATTTTCTTTTATTTTAAATTTTTCACTCATGTGAAACAAACCATCTTTTTTCCATTTACCATTCCATTGTTGTGAATGATTAGAAGGTTTATCATATGCCTTAGCAAACTTCCAAACTCTTGATTTGTCACCTTTTATTTTTTTTAAAGATTTAACCCAGTACATATCAAAAGGGCCTATTGCTCTAGCTTTATTTAAAAGTATTGGTAGTTTATCAGTTTTTTTGCCTGTAACACATATATCAATATCTGTTGTCTTCCATCCTTGTAAAACACCTCCTACCAAGTAAAGTTTATAATGCAACCAATCTAACTTTAAAATTTCTGTAATATATTTTTTATATAATACATCATCTGTACTAGTCATAAAAGGAATAAACATAGCTGCACCGTTAACATTTTTAATAGCACCATCTGTTTCTATGTTATAATCATTGTTATCAAAAAATGTTTTCATTACCTAACAGTTTCTAATAATCCGTTTTTAAATGTATACGTTGTTTTACCTATTGTGAAATTAGTTGATGCACCGCTTACTGAAGCATCACTTCCTGCTGCTCCTGTTGCACCTGCGCTTCCTGTAGAACCTGTTGCACCTCTTGCTCCTGGACTACCATTCGTACCATTTGTTCCTGCTGCTCCTGTTGCTCCTTTAATTCCTTGAATACCTTGACCACCTGTTGCACCTGCTGCTCCTGTATCTCCTTTAGCACCTGCGCTTCCTTGAATACCTTGAATACCTTGGTCACCTTTCGCACCTGCTGCTCCTGTATCTCCTTTAGCACCTGCGCTTCCTGTTGCTCCTGTATCTCCTTTAGTTCCGTTTGTTCCTGCAGCTCCTGTGAGTCCTCTAATACCCTGAATACCTTGTCCTCCTGTTGCACCTGCTGCTCCTGTATCTCCTTTAGCACCTGCGCTTCCTGTTGCTCCTTTAGCACCTGGACTACCATTCGTACCGTTAGTACCTGCTGCACCTGTATTTCCTTTTAATCCTTGAATTCCCTGACTTCCTGTATTTCCTTTTAATCCTTGAATCCCCTGGCTTCCT